ATGCAGAGCGGCAACAGCGGCCAGCCGCGCCCCCGGATGAGGGCGGTGAAGCCCGCGAGGTACAGCGGCACCTCGTAGTAGCAGCTGATCGAGATCCCGCTCTGCGTCTGGGCGTAGACGATCGGGAACGCCATCATCGCCAGCGCCGCGTACCGGCGGCCGATGCCAAGAGCGCCGAGATACGACCAGGCGGCCAGGAACAAGGCGGACAGGGCGGCGTACTGCGCCCAGAAGGCCGCCATCGGGAGGCTCGCGCCCAGGCGCATGAACAGGCTGACCGCAAGCGACTGGACGATCCGGTACTGCGTCGGGTCGCCGAGGCCGCCCTGCCAGAACATGCTCAGCTGCTGGAACTGGCTTGCCCAGTACGTAACGTGCGGGTGCGATCGCACGAACTCCCAGGCGATCCCGGCCGAGATCAGCAGGATTGCCGGGACGTGGAGACACCGTTTCACGGTCTGCATCATTTGCTCTCCAGCTGCAGATGCTGCACGATAGTGTCGTTGATCGTCTTCACGTCCTGGTCGACCAGCCGCAGGAACGGCCGCGCCGGGATATGGATGCTGTGCTGGCCGATGGTCGTCCGCATCAGCGTGGAGAACGCGCCCTTCGCCTTGGCGAAACGCACCTGCCCGCTCTTGGTGCGCGTGAACGTCTGCCGGTCGATACGCGATTGCGGGTAGCGCGTGATCGTGCCTCCGTACTGCTGGATCGCGGCGTATGGCACGTTGGTCCCGACCAGCGCCTGGTCGTTGTCCGATGACTCGCTGATCGAATTCCGCAGCAGCCCGGTGACCACCAGGACCTGCCCCGGCCAGTGCCGCTTCCTGGTCCGGGCCCTGATCGTGCTCGGGGCCAGCGCCGCCCAGGGCGGCCGGCCGCCCTGCGCGAAGTTCTCCTCCACCGCGTCGTGCATGTCCGCCGCGATCTTACGCATCAGCGGCGTCCTGACCCTTAGCTTCGAAAGCAAGGCCTTGGTGGCGGCGGTGAGCTGCGTCGTGTCGACGGATATCAGTGCCATGGTCTTATTGTTGAATAAACGTGTACCCGATGTACCGGAAGAGGCCGTAGAACAGGAACGGTGCGCTCCACAACAGAGCGTGATCCACCGCGCAGGGGCAGTAGCATGCCGCCGCCGCCGCCGCCGTCGCCGGCAGCAGGGATCCGAGCAGCCGTTGTGTGTAGCCGGCGGGAAGGATTCCGCGATCGCCCAGGATCAGGAGATCCCGCCGCCGCTTCGCCAACACGAAGAATATCGTGAGCAGCGCTGCGAAGGCCATGATCCAGCCGTCCGGCGCCGCGCCGATCGCCGCGGCGCCGGACGCGATGCGGATGGCAAAGCCGGCGCCGATGACAACGGCATCAACGATCAACAGCCGCTTGAAGAACAGCGTATAAGAGATCGACAGCGCGACGTAGGCGGCGAGAAGCATGCCGGCCCCGGCCGCGATGAGGTGCGATGCCGCCAGGGACACGGTGATCAACAGTACGGCCGCCGCCAGCGCGGTGCGGACCGGCAGCTCTCCGCTGGCGATCGGCCGCAGCCGCTTGACGTCGTGATGCCGGTCGCGTTCCCTGTCGGCCACATCGTTGACCAGGTATATCGCGCCGGATGCTGCGCAGAACAATGCCGCCAAGGCCGCGGCACGGCCGGCAGACCCGGCATGCGCCGGGAAGTCGGTGAAGATCAACGCCACGAGCACGGTCAGGTTTTTCGTCCAATGCCTGGGCCGCATCGATGCCAGTAAATGCTCGAGGATCGTCATTTACCAAGCCCTTAATCGCCCGTTTTTTCTATTTGCTTGTCGGTGATCCGCATCACCCCGCCGCAGTCCGGACAGTTCCGATTGAGATAGAACCCCAGCGTCGTCTGGTCGCAGCCCTGGGTGTGGCCGCATGACTGGCAGGTCAGCTCGTAGTAGATCGGCATGCTATGCGCCGCGGCTCACCAGCATCCGGCCCAGCGTATCCGCAACGGCCTCCAGGCCGCGCCCGGCCGTCCTGCGGTCCTCTCGCTTGGTCTCGTCCCAGCGGATCTCCTCGACGCGGATGGCCGTCGTATAATCGAGCGTGATGTGCCGCATCAGTCCCCACGGACCGGCCGGCCAGCCCAGGAACTTCTCCGGCTTGCGGACGTACTCGCGCATCGCGTGCTCGACCTGCAGCGGGTCCGCGCCGGCTTTCGATCCGTTGTCGGACGGCTGGATCATCTTGCACATCCACCAGACCGCGCCGCTCCAGGCCGGTACTTCGCGGCCGCCGTCCTCGGTGAACCCGCCGGCGATGCATTTCGCCAACCGGAACAGGCGGCCGCTCAGCTCGGGCTCAGCCCGCTTGAACGCCGTCAGCGTGAGGTACGTGCGGCGATGGCTCATTGCAGCGCGTCCGCCTTCAGCGCGCACCAGCCCTTGATCTTTGTGTGGCGCGGCCGCAGCAGCCAGTTGGCGCAGAACGCTCGGATGTGGAACACCGGGCCGTTGCCAGGCCCGTCGCCGCGGGACAGATCGAATGCCTGCGCCTTGAACCACCAGGTGAGCGGCGAACTCCAGCCGATGAACTTCGGCCGTCGCCGCGTCCGCGCTTTGATGAACATGCTCAGGCTCCTTTCGCCTTGACGTAGCGTTGGTAGGCCGCGCGCAGCTCGGGCGAGTACTTCTCGAGGTCCGGCTGCCAGGCGGCCTGGCCGGGGTTGAAGTTGAACCCGGGGTCCGGCGCCATCTCGATCGTCTCGCCGGTGGCCGGGTTCGTGAAGCGGTAGACCGTGACCTCGCCGATCTCACCGGTCTTCTGGTTGATCACCACGTCGCGCTGCGACAGCCGGCCGTCCGACGACTCCACCGTCAGGCCGCGCTCGTCGACCTCTTGCTTCGTCAGGGCCCGCACGCTGCAACGGCAGCCGTAGCCGTTCGGCGGGTAGATCGAGGTCCATATCTGATCGTCGGCGCGGAACACTTTCCCGTGCAGCGCGCGGTGGCCCGGCCGCGTGGCTCCGTCGAGCACGGCCACGTACTGCAGGTACGGCCGCGCCCCGGCGTTGGCCTGCTGCTGGGCCCAGCGGCCGGCGCTGTAGGCCGACTGCATGTTGGTCCGGTAGATCGTCTCCAGCCGCCAGGCCGACCCGAGCTGGACCGTCTCGGCGCCGCCGTCGCCCGCGACGGTGACGCGGCCCCACCAGCCCAGGGCCTTCAGACGCGGCTCCAGCGTGCGGCGAAACTCCTGCAGCGTCACGCCGGCGTCGAGCGCCCGCTGCAGCTCGTCGCGGATCGCCTGGAGGACGTCGAGCCGCCCGGCCTTGGCCACCGTGAACGCGATCGCGTGCGCCTCCTGCCAGGTGTCCTGCCAGTCCCAGCTGAGGGTGTAGCCCTTCGACTTGAAGTACTCGACCGCCTTCTCGGGCGCCAGGCCCATGGCGAATGCCAGGTCGATCTGTTGCGGCATCATCCCTCCCGAATCACGGCGTGGGCGCGGTCGCGCAGCTCGCCGATCTTCCCCTTGTTCCAGCCCTCGACGATTGTGTAATACCCGGTGACGCGGGTGATGTGGATGACGTCGCGGCCGGCGACGGTCTGCTGCTTGATGGCAGGCCAGTCGTTGGCCGCGATCGCGTCATAGCTCGCGTGGATCTCGGTGTTCCAGCGGCGGTTCGTGATGTACAGGCCGCCGTCGGCCTCGCGGCATTCGTAAGCCGCGGGGTCGGCTGCGATGAAGTCCAGCAGTTGCCGCAGTTCCATTGGTTACTTGCCGTTCGACAGCCGGCCCCACACCGTCGAGACGAACACCGCCCGCTGCACCATCTCCTGCAGCTCGGCGTCGTTGAGCTTCGGGAACAGCTGGGTCAGCCCGGTCATGATCTCAGAGTAGTCGCGTCCCTCGTTGATCAGCTTGATCACCGGCGCGAGGATCCCCTCGGCCTGGCGCTGCAGCTCCTCCGCTGGCAGCGCTCCGGTCGCGGCGTCGATCGGCCGCTGGGCGGCCGCCTCGATCGCCGCCGACACGACGGCCTCGCTGAACAGCGGCGCGGCAGCCGGTGGGGCGCCGGCCGGGATTGCGGGCGCGAAGTTGCCGACCTCGATGTCGCCGTCCTCGAAGCCGTACTCGCGCTGCAGGTACTGCTTGGTGAATCGCACCTGGCCGGTGGCCGCCAGCTTGGAGTCCCGCTCGGCCAGCGCCCCGTCGACGTCCTCCTCGGCGTACATGCCGAAGCGCGGCTTCTCACCGGTGAAGTTCAGCTCGTAGATCCAGCCGATCAGCTGGTTCATCGTCTTTTCGACCAGCTTGCGGTCGCTCTCGACGATATCGTCGCGCACCAGAACAGCGGTGTTGTCTCCGCCCAGCTTGCCGGGCGTACTCTGCGCCGCGCCCTCGTGGCCGACGAGGGCCGTGGAGATCTCGCTCTTGCAGAACGCCAGCAGCCGGTTGAAGATCTCCGCGCTGGCGCTCTTGCCGGCCGCCTCGTGGATCTCCACCGCCGCGTCGTCCGGGATCGCGGCCACCGCGTCCTGGACCATGTTCTCCAACGTCGCGGCCAGCTTGTCGATCTCGGTCTGCTGGGCGCCGCGCGGGTGCTTGCCGATCAGCCAGGGCATGCCGTACTTCTCGGTGAAAACCACCCAGAACTTCAGGCCGCCCTTTTTGAACGTCACCGGCCAGAAGCACTGCGAGAGGATCGGAAATCCGTAGGGGTTCGTGTACGATGCCTGGTGCTGGACCACCAGAAACTTCCGCTCGGGCACCGCCTCGCCGTCGGTGTAGTTCTCCTTGGTCCGGAATCGCAGCTGGTTCTCCTGGTCGAACACGAACCACCGCTGCGGCTTCCCCACGACGGCCCGCGGCAGCACGTACTGGCCCTGGCGTTCCCACAGCACCTCGAGCACCGAGTAGCCGTACAGCGTCGCGTCCAGGATCTCGCTGATGACGCCGTCCATGTCGAGCTGGCCGAAGACGTCTTCGACCAGCCGCGCCTGGCGGGACTTCGCCTTGCCGCGGTCGATCGCCCAGTCCAGCGACATCGTCCCGGCCTTGCGGCTGGTGATGCAGCCGCCCAGGTGCGCGTCGACCCGCAGCTCGGTGTAGGTCTCGATGTCCTTGCCCATCTTCTTCAGCACCGGGTCCGGGTTCGGCAGGTACATGCCCAGCGCGTGGTAGTCGATCGAGCGAGAGCGCGTGGCGATCTCGTCGGCCAGCGGCCGGCGCGGCGCGGCCGGCCCGCCGAAATCGACGAAGGTATGCTCGTTGATCCAGATGCCTTTTTTCATGAGCGCCTCAATAGCCTTTCGTGATGCGGTAACTCTCGCGCCGGCCGCGCGTGGTCGCCTTGACCTCGCCGCCCGCGCCGAAGGTGTGCGCCGCGTGGTTCGCCAGCGCCAGCGACCAGAAGCGGTCGGCGTGGCCGCGGGCGGCGCTGGCCTGGACGTCGAACCGGACGTTGCCGGCCGCGGTGGTGATCTTGCGCACAGAGTGCAGGTCCTCGCGCAGCTCGTCGCCCGGCGGCACGATCACCAGCCGGTCGTCCATGCCGTTCTTCAGCTGGTAGGCCATCTCCTCCTTGACCGGGCCGGTGAACGTCACGGCCTCGACCCGGTACTTGCCGAACTCGTCCTGGGCCTCCTCTGCCAGCTGCATGCCGATGCCGGTGTCGTCGATGCAGGCCCGCCGCAGCCGCGGGTGCCGCAGCACGGCATACAGCGTCTCGCGCTGCTGGGCGAACTTGGTCTTCTCCATCACGGTCATCATCCGCGCGAAGCGGACGTTCCCCAGCCGTTCGATCACGGTCAGCACGGCCAGGTCCTTGATCCGGCCGACGTCGTAGCCGGCATACAAGTCGCCGCCCGTATCCTCGAGAGCGCACAGAATGCCGTCGGCCGTGCAGGACGCGATCAGGTCGTAGGTGAGGAACGCGCTGGCCTCGTCGACGGCGACGCAGCAGTACTCCTGCAGCCAGGTGTTCTCGTCGACGCAGCTGTCGTGCTGCTCGCGCAGCCAGTCCTCGCGCTCCTGCGGCGACGCGTCGCGGCCGAGGATCTTGTCGACCAGGCCCTCGGCGACGGCCTGCTGGATCGTCGTGGTGTGCAACGCCCAGTTGAGCTTCCTGCTCCTGGCCGCCTCGACGAACTTGTAGAACCGGCTGCTGGCGCCGTTGTGGGTGGAAAGGATGCGGAGAGGGTAGCCCCAGGTGATGCAGGGCCGGGCGGCCGCCCACATGCGGTCCGGGTCGTCATGCCAGGCGAACTCGTCCAGGACGACCTTGCCGCCCTTCGACCGGAACGCCTTCGGGTTCGACGACAGCGCGTGGATCTTGGCGCCGTTAGCGAACTCGATGACGAAGGTCTTGATGTCGCGCTGCTCGTCGAGCAGCTCCATGCCCCGGTTGACCGCGGCGATGTTGAACATCCGGGCCCAGCGCTCGCAGTAGCCGATGTACTCCTTGGCGGCCGACTCGTCGGCCGAGGAGAACCACACGGCCGGCACGCGGCCGGCGACGCAGTCGCGGACGTCCTCGTAGGACTGGACGTAGGTGGCGCCGATGCGGCGCGACTTCTCCCAGACCTTGACGGGCGACTTGTCCGCCAGCCAGCGCACCTGGTACGGCAGAAAATAACCGATCGACACACCGTTGCCGATGTTCGATCCGTCGCTGGCCAGGGGCTTCACCTCGGGCGCCGCGGGGGCGGCTGCCCGGCCGGCGGTCCGCGGCCGGCTGCGCTTCACCTTCTTGGGCATCAGGCGATCTTCAGCACTTCCTTCTCGATCAGCTCGACCAGCTCCTCGTTGGACGGCTGCTTGTCCGTCCCGCCCTCGGCCTTCCGCGCGACCTCCTCGTAGTCCTTGACCTTCACCAGCTGCGGGATCATCCGCGTCAGCGTGTAGAGCCGGTTCGCGTCGACCTGCTTGCCGGCCTCCATGTCCTCGCGGATGTTCTTGAGCAGCAGTCGCGCGAAGGTGTACAGCTCCTCGTGGAACGACTGCTTGCTTTTGAGGTACTGCAGCCGCTTGGTGTCCCAGTCGCCCTCTTCCTTCCAGGAGCGGACGGTTTTCTCGTTGACCTTCAGCCGCGAGGCGATCTCGGCGAAGGTGCATTGCTCGATGACGTACAGCCGCTCCGCCTCTGCGAAGTACAGCTGCTTCTTAGCCACCGAGGTCCTCCTCGAGCTGCGCGATGGCGCGGCCCAGCTCGGCGGCCTCGCGGCGGATCTCCGCCAGGCGCGTCATTGACTGCAGGGCCTCGTCGATCTTCAGCCTGGTAAAGTCCTGCTCGTAGGGGTCCAGATACTGCCGCACCAGCACGACGAGCCCGGAGGCCTCCAGCTGCAGCCGCTCGCGCTTTTCCCGGTTGACGGCCAGCAGGCCGCGCATCCGTTGGATCTCCTGGTTCATTTGCCGGTTTCCTTTCGCACTATTGGACAGAAGGCGTTGGCGTCGATCTTCGATTCGACGCGGGACATCAGGCCGCTGACGTACTGGAGGGTCTCGTTCTGCGCGGCGTAGGCGGCGGACCAGTCCTTCTCACGCCCGATGTGCATGGCCAGCAGCTGCTCGTAGGCCGAGCGCTCGTTGGCGATCTGCCTGGTGATGATCGCGATCGAGGCCTTGTGGTAGATGTAGAACACGAGCCATCCCACCCCGGCGACCCCGAGGTTCTTGACGGCTGCGAGCATGAGCTGGTCGGACATGGTGCGTCCATTCGCTGCGTTGGCTGGGCGATTTGAAAATCGCCCAGAGCATACACCATTATTATCGGCCGTGCCTAATAAACACTTTGGGAAACGGTTTCTTTGGCGTGCCGTTGCGGCCGGTGATAGAATGCGCACCGTCAAGCGGGCGGCGTCCCCACGCACAACACGGGAGCAATCCATGTCGAACCAAATGAAGCGCACCATCAACTGGTCCCTGCTGATCGCGGTCCTCGCCGTGGCGTCCGTCACCGCGGCGGCCGCGTTCGCATCGACCGGGCCGGGCTGCGACGCGATCACGGAGATCCCCGCCGTGGTGCTGCAGCTGGCGCTGGTGGTCCTGGTCGCGGCGGCGGTGCTGCTGATGCGCCGGATCTCCGCCAAGCTCTCCGTCGACGTCCTGGTGCGCAATCAGGACCTGCGCGAGATGCTGGCGCTGCGGGCGATCGCCTACGCCGAGGAGCGCGGTTACCAGTCGCTGAGGCTCGGCTCACGGCTGCCGTCGCCGCGCAAGCTGGCGTTGGCGATCGAGTACGTCTGCAACAGCCTGCCGGCGGTCACTGACGCCGAGGCGGCCGCCCTGGTCGAGAGCATGCTTTCTCG